TTGCCGGTGCAATCACGGCCAAGCCTGGCCGCCCATCTTTCAAAATTATCCCCAAGGAGTAAATCATGGCTTTTTTAAACGAAGAATTCAACGTCAACGAACTGCCCCAAGGCAATGGCAACTTTGAGCCGCTGCCTGCTGGCTGGTACACCGCCACTATCTCTCAGTCTGAGCTGAAGGCAACCAAGGCTGGCAATGGCCAGTACATCAAGCTGCGTTATGACATCACTGGCCCGAGCCACCAAGGTCGTGTGGTGTTTGGTAATCTGAACATTAAGAATGCCAATCCCAAGGCCGAGGAGATTGGTCGCCAGCAGCTCGGAGACATCATGCGTGCGATTGGCTTGGCCAAAGTGACCGACACAGACCAGTTGATTGGTGGCCAGATCGCCATCAAGCTGGAGGTCAAAGAGGACGCTCAGTACGGTGCAAGCAATGAGGTCAAGGGCTTCAAGTCTGTGTCTGGAAGTGCAGCGCCAGCTGCGTCAATTCCACAGGGACAAAGCAATCCTGCTCAGGCAGCGACCGCCAAGGCCGCACCACCTTGGGCTAAGAAGTAAGCGAAAAAATGCCCAGACTAGCGTGAACTGGTCTGGGCAAACTCATCAAAGGAGTGACAAACATGAAAATCCCTGAGCCAGATAATAGCATCCAGTCATTGGTTGACAAGCACCATGAGGCCATTGCTGAGGTGCCGCGCCCACACCTTGGAGCCAGTACGCTTGGCCATGTGTGTGATCGGTGGCTGTGGCTGTCTTTCCGCTGGGCTGTGCAGCCGACCTTCCCTGGTCGAATCCTGCGCCTGTTCAGGCGTGGCCATCAAGAGGAGGCCAACATCATCAGCGACCTGCGTGCCATTGGCATCGATGTGCGCAAGGTATCTGCCCAGCACCGTGTGGACTTTGGCAGCCATGTGTCTGGCAGCATCGATGCGATCATTGACAAGGGTGTGCCAGAAGCGCCCAAGTCCAAGCACATTGCCGAGTTCAAGACTGCATCCAAAAAAGCATTTGACGATCTGGAGAAGAATGGCGTGGAGAAGTCCAAGCCTGAGCACTTTGTGCAGATGCAGGTCTACATGGCTGGCACTGGCATTGATCGTGCGCTGTACTTGACCGTCTGCAAGGATGATGACCGCATCCACACCGAGCGCGTGAAGTTCGACAAGGATGTGGCAGGCAAGGCCATTGCTCGCGGCCAGCGCATTGCTTTGACTGACCGCATGCCTGAGCCGATCAGCTCAGATGCGAGCTGGTATCAGTGCAAGTTCTGCGATGCGCATGAGTTCTGCCACCAGTCCAAAACCACCAAGCATGTGAACTGCCGCACCTGTGCTTTGGCTACAGCGATGCCTGACTCGACTTGGCACTGCGCCAAGTGGGATGCTGAGATTCCTTTGGATTCACAGCGTACTGGCTGTGAGGGTCATGTTCTGCATCCCGATCTGGTGCCTTGGCAGCGCAAGGATGGGCCAGACGAGTTCACTGCTGTGTACGAGATCAATGGCGTGAATCTGGCCAATGGCGATCCTGAGCAGGAAGGTGTTTACGGCTCCAAAGAGTTGCTGGCCAATGCTGCTGCATGCGCAAGTGGTGATGCGTTCATCGCTGAGATGCGCAAGGGTTTTGGTGGAAGGATTGTGGGATGAGAAAGATGCGAATTCTTGTGGCTTGCGAATACTCTGGCCGTGTTCGCGATGCTTTCATTCGGGGGGGGGGGAAGCGATGAGCTGTGATCTATTACCCACCGATGTGCCTGGGCCACATTACCAAGGTGATGTTCGTGATGTGTTGGACTACCCTTGGGATTTGATGATCGCTCATCCTCCATGCACCGATCTGTCTGTCAGTGGCGCTCGTCATTTTGAAGGCAAGCGTTTGATTGGTCGCCAGCAGGCCAGCGCATCATTTTTCATGATGCTTGCAAATTGCAACATTCCTCGCATTGCGATCGAGAACCCGATTTGCATCATGTCCAGTTTGTGGCGCAAGCCTGATCAAATTATCCAGCCTTGGCAGTTTGGTCATGGTGAGACAAAGGCCACCAGTCTGTGGCTTAAAAATTTGCCATTGCTCAGGCCAACAAACATTGTCGATGGCAGAGAGCCACGCATTCACAAAATGCCACCGAGCGCAGATCGTTGGAAATTGCGCAGCGAGACATTCGCAGGCATTGCGCAGGCGATGGCCGACCAGTGGGGAAAACTTCCATGCTGAGAGACTACCAACAGCGCACCATCGACGAGCTTTACAGATGGTTGCATTGTGTCTGTCATTCCTATAAAATGGACTCACTGACACAAGGAGAACGACATGCAATGTGCATTTGATGGATGTGAGCGTGATGCTGTATCAAAAGGATACTGTGACAAGCATTACAGAAGACTGCTAAAGCGTGGTGATGTCAACGATCACGGAAGTCGAAAAGTTGATGATGGCAATGCCATTGAGAGATTCCACCAAAAATATGAAATCAATGAATCAGGTTGCTGGCTGTGGACTGGTGGGACAAGGCCAAACAGCAAAGGTGTGCCATATCCACGCCATTGGACTGATGATCGAAAGTCAATCGGTGCACATAGATTTTCATTTGAACTTGTACGTGGTGCGATACCAAAAGGCATGTACGTTTGCCATAAATGCGACACGCCTCTTTGTGTGAATCCAGATCATCTTTTTGTAGGCACGCACCACGACAACATGCGCGATATGGTGCAAAAAAAACGGTCATTTACTGGCCGTGGGGAAAATAAAAAAGGACTGGCAAAGCTGACCAATCAGCAAGCAGACCAGATCAGAAAAATGGATATATCCCATCAAAAACTTGCAGCCATGTTTGGCGTAAGTGCAACAACCATTGGTCGAATAAAAAGCAGGGAGAGTTATTGATGCAACTGCGTGAATATCAATCCAGAAGCATAGAACTGCTTTACGACTGGATGTCGAACAATAAAGGTCATCCATGTGTCGTTATGCCAACTGGCTCTGGAAAAAGTCATGTTATTGCTGCACTTTGCAAAGATGCAATTCAAACATGGCCAGAAACACGTATTTTGATGCTGACTCATGTCAAAGAACTAATTGAGCAGAATGCTGAAAAAATGCGATTGCATTGGCCTGGTGCGCCACTTGGTATCTACAGCGCAAGCGTAGGCAAGCGCCAGCTTGGTGAGCCAATCACGTTTGCTGGAATTCAATCTGTGCGCGACAAAGCAAAGCTGATCGGGCACATTGACTTGATCATCATTGATGAATGCCATCTTGTAAATCACAAAGATGAAGGTGGCTATCGCAAGTTGATCGGTGAATTAATAGCAGTAAACCCTGCTCTCCGCATCATTGGGTATAGCGCCACGCCTTATCGCTTGGGGCATGGCCTAATCACCGATAAGCCTGCGCTGTTTGACGATCTGCTCACACCTGTCAGCATCGAGGAGCTGGTGTTCAAGGGATATTTGGCCACGCTGCGCTCCAAGGTTACCAAGGCCAAGCTGGATGTGACTGGCGTGAAGAAGCGCGGAGGCGAGTTCATTGAGTCGGAGTTGCAGGCTGCTGTGGACACCGACGACAAGAATCAGGCTGTGGTGCATGAGGTCATGGGCTTGGCCGGTGAGCGCAAGGCATGGCTGTTTTTCTGTGCTGGCGTGAAGCATGCGGAGCACGTGGCCGAAGTCCTGCGCCAGCGTGGTGTGACCGCTGAGTGTGTGACTGGAGAGACACCAAAAAAAGAGCGCGAGCGCATGCTGGCCGATTTCAAGGCAGGCCGTGTGCGTGCGCTCACCAATGCGAATGTGCTGACCACTGGCTTTGACTATCCAGACATCGATCTGGTTGTGATGCTGCGTCCGACCATGAGCGCCAGCCTTTATGTGCAGATGGCAGGCCGTGGCATGCGCGTGAAGTCGCACACCGATCACTGCCTGGTGCTCGACTTCGCTGGTGTTGTCGAGTCGCATGGTCCGATCACCAATGTGCAGCCACCCAAGAAGGGTGGCGATGGCAATGGCGAGGCACCAGTCAAGGTGTGTGATCACTGCGGTGAGCTAGTGCACATCTCGGTGATGCTTTGCCCTTCATGCGGTGAGCAGTTTCCTGAGCCAGTAAAAAAATCGATGGTGTTGCGTAATGACGACATCATGGGTCTGGATGGCCAAGAGTTGGAAGTGACGAGCTGGACATGGCGCAAGCACATCAGCAAGGCCTCTGGCATCGAGATGCTGGCAGTGACTTACTACGGTGGCCTGAGCGACACACCGATCACCGAGTATTTGCCAATCATGCATGAAGGCTATGCAGGCCAGCGTGCAATGAGCCAGCTGCTGAGTATTGCCAACAGCGCCAGCATTGTGCCTGGTGGTCTGAATGTGAAGACGCTGGAGGACATGGTGCAGAACATGAACAAGGCCACGCCACCAGAGTGGATCGAGTATCGCAAGGACGGAAAGTTTTTTAGGGTAATAAAAAGGAGCTGGGAATGACAGTTGAAGAACAAATGAATCGAATGCACAAGCTCAAGGTTTGTGATGTGTGCAGTCGTGAGGCTGATCCGCTTGGTGGTGTCACGGTGCGTGCCAAGTGGCATTGCGCTCGGTGCTGGGTGAAGCTCATGCAAAGGGGTCTGAAATGAGCCGCAGTGGATACAGTGATGATTGCGATGGATGGGCACTCATTCGTTGGCGTGGTGCAGTAGAGTCAGCCATGCGCGGAAAGCGCGGTCAAAAGTTTTTGATTGAACTTGGTGATGCGATGGACGCGATGCCAATTAAAGAACTGATTGCTCACAATTTGGTAGAGCATGGTAGTTTCTGCGCATTAGGTGTGGTTGGTCAAAAGCGCGGAATCGCCATTGAATCCATTGATCCTGAAGACAGCCGCACAGTCGCAGAGCAGTTTGGTATTGCCAATGCTATGGCGCAAGAAATTGTGTTTATGAATGATGAGGCGGCTTGGTACGATGAAACACCCCATCAACGATGGTTGCGGATGCGTCATTGGGTTGATTTGCAAATTAAAAAAGGTGAGTCATCATGAGCCGACCACCAGAGCCACAATTTTTGGTTGACTACCGCGAGTGGATCAAGGCCGGTCCACCGAAGTGCTGCCATACCTGCGAGATGTATGGCAACGATGGCCTGTGCACCGAGTTCTTCATGACACCGCCAGCCGAGTTTGCTGCCGAGGTGGATGTCTGCCCTAAGTGGGAGCCAGAATGCCCATTTTGACCGACCGCATACCGACCGAGCATGAAGAGCAGCGCGAGCTGGTTCGCTGGTTTCGCCAGACTTGGCCAGGCGTGCGCATCTTTGCCATTCCCAATGGTGGCGCTCGCAGTCCGGCCACCGCTGGCCGTTTGAAGGCTGAGGGTGTCAGTAGTGGCGTGCCTGATCTGTTCATCCCTGCCTGGGGGCTTTGGGTGGAGATGAAGCGCACCAAGGGTGGCAGCCTGAGTGCCGAGCAGAAAGACTGGATCGCATATCTTGAAAGTGTGAGATTCTGTTGTATAGTGGGAAAAGGTGCTGATGATGCCAAGGGCAAACTTCAGGCCTTTTTCAACCAACACAAGGACAATTTATGAGCACTCGCATTTATGTCGTCACTGACATTGAGACTAATCGCCATCGCCTGATTCGCGCTGGCAACCAGGCACAAGCCATTCGCCATGCTGCCCAGACTCGCTTCGACATCGAGGTGGCTGGCCAAGAGGACTTGGTCAGTTTGCTGACGAATGGCGTGCCGATCGAGCTGGCCGGTGCTCCTGCCACTGCTGACATGTTTGAGGATGCGATCGAAAACGCTGGAGGGACTGACTGATGGCCACCTCAAAAATCAAAGACAGATACATGACGATCAGGCTGCCTGCCGACATCGAGATCGAGCTGCGCAAGATGGCCGAGCGCAACACGCGCACTCTGGCCGCGCAGATTCTGCATTGCGTCAAGATGGAATTGGAGCGCCAGCAAGCACAGGAGATCAAAGCATGAAGAAGCAGATTCACATCAGCATCGACACGTTGATGCACAAGTGGCCAGTGTTTGGAATTGGCTTTTCTGGTGGCGAGTTCTTTGTTTCGCTGTGGCTGGTGGATGTTCGCATTTGGCGAGGTTATTGATGCGAAAACGCAAACCACAGCCAAGGCCAAGGCACTACACCATCCTCGACGAAATGATGGCCAGTCCGACCGAGCTATTGCCTGAGAAGTTTCGCACGCACCAGCTCACCATGATGTACCAAGGATTGCATGCGATGGAGACTGCGCCAGCGCCAACCACGGACGACTGGCGAGTTGTCAGCGATGCAGTCAACCTCATGGAGACGCTGGTGGTGGAGATGAAAGTCTGTGAGGACTCCAGTGGCTTGCTAATGGATGCCATCACCGCTTTGGCAGTCGCTGGTAAGCGAAACAGGGATGGTGGTGCCATTCGTATGGATGGTGTCGGAATTCAGGCTGTACGCTCGATTCTGAGCGACTATGCCGAGCTTCTGAACATGTTGCCAGCTCGCACCATGTATCGATGCCACCGCCTGACCGAAAAACGACTGCATGATCTACTTGATGGCAAGCGCAGGCCGCATGATGTGGAGATCACATCGATATAGGGTTTGTACCTATAAAATAATTGTGTGATATTGTGTGAAGTAGTGTTATACTTTATCCATCGCAACAAACCAAACTAGCAAGGAGCTGACATGAAAGTAACTTACAAAATTGTTAAAGCAGAAGCCTCTACACATACTGGACGCTGTGTCATTGTGTGGGATGTAGTGGATGCAGCAGACGGATATGTGTATGACACTTTCGGCCGAAAGTGCGATGCAAAGGCTTGGATCAATCGCGCTACTGCTTAATCACCAATGGAGCTTTGGCCCCATCACTCTCGAAGGAAAATATCATGAAAAACTCAAACTTTCAAACACCACGTAATTTTGCAGACTGCACATGGGTGCAGGGCTATGGCCGCAAGGAGCCGCTTTGGGAGCGCGTGGCTGGCTATGTGCTGGCTTTTGCCATTGGTGTTGGCTTGGCCTGCCTTTTGGTGGCATGGTGGTCGTCATGACTAAAGACGAAGCATTACGCCTTGCATTGGATGCGTTGGAAAAGATTTCCAGAACTCAATATCACATTGAAACTCCGCCAATTGAAAGTCTTGAGGAGAGGATGCGGCGCATTGCTGACCAAGCCATCACCGCCATTAAAGCCGCACTAGAAGTGAAGGATGAGCCTGTGGCGTGGCGTGATGCCGCAATCAGACTTGGCGAGGAGTTGTCCTCTGTTGGGCCTAACGGCTACTACGACATGGATGCAAAGGAATGGCTTGATTGGGCTATGGAACAGAACCCAAGGGGCGAACATTCATTATTACAGCGCAAGCCACTGACGGATGAGCCGTTTGGTTTTTTCCAATATGACATTCGACTTGACGCTTGGGTGCAAAACCGAATTAACAACAAAGGCGTTGCTTTTTACATAAAGGAAAAGAACAATGAATGACGCACAGAAAATCTGGGAAGCACTACGTTTAATTTACGGCATGGACTTAACTGCTGCAACGGTTGTAGTGCTACTCAAAGACGGAGAAACAGCCGTAAGGTTTGTGACAACTTATATTCCACAAGAGGAGACAGAATAATGAACGCCTGCCCAAACTGCGGAAATGCTAAAGGTATGCACGGCAGCATTTTGCCGGGCTGCATGTGCCCTTGGACGCCACAAGAAACTGACTGCTATGGTGATGGCAATGTGTATCGTGGCGTTCGCAGTCGTGATAGCGGACTAAACACTTTTAAACCCGACTACAACACCGAGGCTGTGCTAGTTGAAGAAATGCAACGCATGGCAAAGCGTATTGAAGACTTGGAAGCAATGCTAGAACGCCAAACAGCCCGCATCGTTGAATTACAAGAACACATTGAAAACTTTGATGGAGAAGACAGATGAACACACAAGAGCCTGTTGCATATCAACAAAGGACGCGACCGAATTGGAAAGACGAGACCTGCTGGACTCCTTGGGAAGACTGTTCAAAAACAGAAGCGGAGGATTGCTGGAATCGGCCACAAGTTCATGACTGGCTTTATGAAGCACGCGCCCTTTACGCAACACCACAACCATGCCCAACATGCGAAGCGCTAGCCCGTACTGTAATGATGGACCAAACTGGGAGAGATTTATGAGGTCTGATTACTGTCCGATTGCTAACGAACCATGCCAAAGTCTTTGTGACACGCCATGCAGTACCCAACAGAGATACACAACAGACGCAATGAAAGTACGACAAGCGGTAGCACAAGCCGTTGCGCAACAAGATAAGGATGAGCCTGTGACACATTCAGTAGTTGCGGGAGCGTTATTTGACTTTATGGGTATGCCCCACCATCGAATGGTAATGCACGCATACGGCTATCACACACGCGCATGGGTTGCCCTGACAAAAGAAGAAAAGCAACAATGGATTGATGCGTTGCCTGAAATTTACGAATCAAAACATCTTATGCGTTTGCTTGACATTATGGAAGCCAGATTAAAAGAGGCCAACACATGACTGACGAACAAGTTGAAAAAATAATTAAATCAAACATGATGTTGCAAATGAACCTTGCTGGCATACGAACAGATTTTGAAGAAGCATTGCAGCGCACATGGGTAGGGCTGACGGATGAGGAGATTGTTTTGATTGTGGCTGAGTGTGCGGCTTCTCATCAGCACACGGACATTCACTTTGCCCGAGCCATTGAAGCCAAACTCAAGGAGAAGAACACATGATTGACGCTTTGAATAACGCTTTCATGCTGTTGATGTTTGCCTTTTGGTTATGGGTAATATTTCGATAAGGAGAAGAACACATGAACTGCTGCGACGAATACGGCAATTGCACTCAGGGCCGTGACTGCCCTGTGCGCGTTGCTCGTTCTTTGCAACCTTCAACATCTAAGCGCCTTCTCAGGCGCTTTTTTTATTGGCTGTTGATCGCCATTCTTGGCCTGCTGTGGATGGCTTTTGTGGCGATTGTGGTGGCCACCTATGCGTAGGGTCTGGTGCCAGCCTTGTCAATGATCAGCGCCTGCTTGCGTGGGCTTGTGTCCTCGCTATTTGGCACGCTGATGTGGGTCCAGCGATCAAACTCGCGGATGATCTGGTCGTAGCCAATACCGCTGTCCACGATCTTGCGCACCACCTCATCTGGTGTCATGCCTGGCACCTTGAAGTCAGCAGCGCAACCAAGTCTGTGCTGGCTGGTGTCTTTGCTTCCCACCGCATCATTCACCTTCTTTGTGCGCAGGCCTGAGCTGATCATGATCGGCTTGCCACCCAGCACCACCTTCACCTGCTCCAGAAAGTCTGCCAGGCGCGTCAGGTTGGCCAGCTCGGTGTCATTTGGGCTGTTGTCCCAGCCGTTGCGTTCTGCGGTCTCTGAGAATGTCAGTTCTTCGAGTGTGAAGTGTGGTGTGAGATTCATTTTTTCACCTTGTCAGCAATTTTTTCCATTGTGCGTCCACCAAAGTAGAACGACATGACGAGCATTCCCCATTGGCCAAGCAATTCGACATAAGCGCCACGGGTTTCGTATTCAAAAATCGATGCAATGGCAAAACCAGAATAGGCCACCAGCAAGAATACAAGCGTTAATGGACGGATATTCTTGGACATCCATGAGTCGCTGGCCATGTCAGCTTTGACACGCTCTGTGAGATTGTTTTGCTCAACCTCATAAAGTTTGGTTTCGTTGGCCATCTTAGCTAGCTCACCGTCCTGAGCCATCTTTTGCAACTCCAACTGCGCTTTGGCTTTGGCCTCTGGATCAGGGATTAGCTTGTCGATGAGCTTGCCGCCCACATTCAGAAGTGCGTCGATTCCAATCATTTTGCGTCCTTTTTGCTGTCTTCGTTTTGCATGAGTTTGATGCCAGACAAGAATCCGATCATGCCACCAATCAGGGTGCTGAATGCTGGGCTGATCATTTTGAAGATTTCAGCGTTGTCCACTTCCTTGGCCCACAGGCCAAGCATGAATGCAAACACCATAGAGAGCACAGAGATGCATAGCGTGGTGCTGACCATGAGTGTCACCCATAGCGTCAGTTTGTCTTTTGTGTCTGGCACTGGCTGGCGCGGTTTGCGTACTGGCTTGTCCATCATGCGTCCTTATACAAAAATCTGAAAACGCCTGCGGTTTTCAAATGCACCCAACTCAATTGTGTTTTGTCGCGCTCTCTTGTCGTACAGCTCGACTTCCATCTCAAGCGTTTTGAGTTCTAGTTTGTTGGCCGCTATTGCGTAACGATATTCCTCTTGGACCTTTTCGACTGCCTTGTCAAAGGCTAACTGGGTGGCAGTATGAGTTGGCTGCACCAGTCCATACCATTTGTCGAAGGTGATCATTTCTTTTCCCTCTCAACTGCCATTGCGTAGTAATACAGTATTTTTTGTCGTAGTTCTGCGCTATCTGCTGTGCCTGCCCATAAAGCAAGGTTATTCCATATTCCTACCAACTGATCAGATGAGCAATTCTTCCCATTGGTGGTGAGCCACTCAGACAGACGCTGGTGGCGCTCACTCGGGTTTCCGAGCCAGCTTAGACCATAGAAGTCGGAGACGATGCAGGACTCTTTGGCCGTAGCTTTTGAGAGTAGCAACAGCAGTAGAAACAAAAATAGGCGCATTCATTTCAATGCTTCCAATAACTTAGGAAGTAACCAACCACAGCAGAAGCGCCAGAGACTATGGTCATGCCAAACCAAAGGCCTCCACGACCTTTGTTGGCCAGCGCCACCAGTTCTTCGAGCTGGCGCTCGACCTTGTCCATTTTTTTGTCCATGTCCTGAACTTTTTGCCAGAGCACGCCATATTTGACAAGGTCGATCTCGTTTCCTTCTACTGCCATAACGTCAGTCTCCACGATTAGAGGCCTTGGCCTGGCGTAATGTAGACGGTAGCAGCTGCGCTAGACAGACCGCTGAAGAATGTGTCTTTGTTGAAGCGCAATACTTCAACTGCACCAGGCAACAACACGATAGCCGCTGATGGCGTGCCAGCCACAGGAGCCACTGTATTGGCTGTAGCTTCTGTTGCGCTTGCACCAGTGCCCAAGAACACGGTGGTCGTGCCATTGTTGATGAAACGATACTGGCCTGCGTTCTGAGGATCAAACTTTGTAAAAACAGGCGCTTGGATACCAGCAGGTGCAGTGCCAGCTGCGGCCACAACTATGGTATTGCCAAGGGGGGTGAATGCGATTTGTGAATTAGTGGACATGTCAGACTCCTTGTGCGGCTTTGTAGGCTTCGATTACTTCAGCCGTGTGCGTTGCTGCGCAAACAGCTTGCACGCGAGCATCTTCATTGCTGTAGTCGTCGCCAGGAATAACAACATGGCGATGAAAAGAGCTGCTGATCACAGATCCATTCTCGTCAAGGATGCGGTTTGCAGTTCGCACTTGAACAGCACCACTTTCAACAATTTCAATCATGTCAACGACAGATTTTTGTGTAACACTCATTTCATTCTCCTTTAAGAAACACGGTAATGACCGCTGACGGTTATCTCTGGACGGGCGCTTGTCAGACTCGTGCCAGCAAATCCACCACCTCCAGTGTTGTACATGATTAACGCTGTAGGCCCAATGATTATCACGGGAAGCGCACCACCAGCAGCAACCACACCGCTGCAATAATTAAGAACAGCACCGCCCTGCGATCCACTTGTGGCGGCAAATGGCAATCCACCAATGCCCACATTGTTGGCGTTTCGTGTAAGACCAGAGGCCATGTACAGATACAAGCGGAAAAAAACAATGTTCCCGATTTTTGTATAAAAGCCTGTTTGCGTTGTGTAAGTGACTGGAGCATCGAATCCTTGCGTCACAGTCGGTGTAAACGTGCCTTCCTCATAGTCTGAAAGCAGCTCGCTTGTCATCGTTCCAGAACCACTTGTCGTGGCGCTGAAGTCGATTCCCTTGCCTGCTGTCCCAATGACAAGATTGCCATTGATGATGGTTTGGTCACCGTACCTTGTTGATGGATTTCCTACTGTCTTAAGCATTTCATAACTCCTGATGTGCGTTGACTGATGCTTTGAACGCAGAGATTACTTCAGGCGTCCATGTCTTCAGACAGACATCCACTACTTCACTTGGATGCCCATCAACATTCTGGCCAGGAAACACACTGCTTCTGAAATTTTCTCCGTCGTCCAACATGGCCGTGTAAAACACTGTTCCGTTAGCAGACGTTTTTATTGATGTGAGTTGTTTGATCACGGTGATTCCCTTCACAGATCGGTTGTATAAGTCGCGCTAAATGCAAACCCGTTGGCGTTTGCGCCAGTCCCAAGGTCGGCAATTTCTAAAGCTACATCGTCACCATTTGATGTGGCTCTGTATTGCAGCCTGATAAACGATTCGTTGCGCTCCAAATAACTGGTTGATGGATAATCGCCAGCAAAGTTCTCAAGCCGTGAGATGGCGACTGCGCTTCTTGCGCCACTTCCTCCATTGCTTACAGAAAACGGCAAACCACCAACAACAACACCACCTGTTGCTCCGCCAACAGTGATTGCATCGGTTCTGATGAATCCGCTGATGGTTACAAGACGCCCGAGTTTTGTATAGAACCCCTGGACTTCAGCATCGTAGGTCACAGATGTGAAATCAGTCCCGGTGGTGGTGTACGTTGGTGCCCACACTCCAACTTCATATTCAATCGGCAACGCAGTCACGTTGTCTGCCATACCAGATTGGTTTGGGACATCGTTGTTGACGCAGATGTTGTTGTAGCACTCTTCGCCAAGGACAGCGCTCAACTGTATTCCTGTTCCAGTGACAGACCTGTTTCCAGTAATGAAGTTGTTGTCACAGAGTCGGAAATTAAAAGCAGCACCACTGTTTGCGTTCACAGAGTTGTTTGCAATGAGTGAGTCATCAACGTTTTGCACTCTCATTCCAACAACACAGTCAGAGATCGTGTTTCCACTCACATCGAAATTAAATCCACGATTTCCTGTAACGCCAAACACGCCTATGGCGTAGCTGGCTGTTGAGCCGCGAATAATGTTGTTGACTACCTTAATGCCTCGCTCAGCTCCAACAATAATCGCTGAAAATCCAGAAGTTCCGAGATGATTTTCAATCGTATTGTTTGCAACAATGAAGTCGCGTGGAAGCAAGCCATCTTGCTCAGAAACAGCAATCGCATGACTAGCAGAACTTGTGATTGTGTTCCCGTAGCAAACAGTGCCAAAACCATTCGCACCAAAAGCATCTGGTACAAGACCATTTCCTGTTAAAGAAATAGAAGGCGAGCCTGTTCCACATCCTTTGATTGTGAATCCAGAAACCGTGTGACCAGAGCCGCGAGCCTTTACCCCAGACCCAAGACCGTTCTCAAATGTGCCGCCTACAAACGACGAATAATCGCCAGATGAGTTGTAGATGAAGTTGTCATGTGATTCACGGCCTGTAGTGTTGGAGACCATGTTGAAACTGGAATCCAAAGCACACAGCACCACGGAACCGCAAGAATAACCCTCGTTGTTGGTGAGATGATTTTCACGACCGCCTTGAACGTTAAAGCACGAGTACCAATTCGAATCTGGTGCAGGGCTAGTGATGTCGCCAAGGAAGCCATTGTGGCGATTGGCATCAATTTGCATCTTCTGGCAATCGTTTAGCCACACAACGCCGCGCTTGCCACTGCTGATTACGTCGCGGACAACGCCGTTCTTGCAGGTGTCAAACTTGATAAATGCTTTGAATGCTTGACGGTATGCGGCACCACCAGCGTTCCATGCAGCAAGGGTTTCAGGGCCAGTGAACGTGATGCCCTCAATACGAACACCATCAACGCTTGCCACCAAGATGCCAGCGTCAAGCAGCACAGTTTCATTCAGAGTGCCGGGGCCAAACAGTCGCACCTTGCTGGTGATGTTGATGGTGTCCGAATAGTCAAAAATGCCATCTGGAACATAGATTTCTTCGTTCCCAGAATCAACAGCCAACTGAATCGCTGCTGTGCTGTCTTGTCCTGCTACAGCTCCAAATTCCGTGATGCTTACAGGGCCATCGAGGTCAACAACGATGCCGTTGTAACGCTCAGTTGCAGTGGGTGCGCTATACACCATGCTGCCATTGCTGTTTTGAACTCGAATGCTGTAGTCGCTGTTGACATACAGGCGTGCAGGCGTGCCACTGCGCGAAGGATAGCCGTTGAGTGTTCGAATTGGCTGTCCTGCTTGGATAGTGAGTGCAGCGTCCCAATAGACATTGATGGGGTTGCCTTGGGGGTCTAGGTTGGCTGTGCCAATCCAGATGTAGCCGTTCTCCAATGGCAAGCCATCCGTCTCTGTGAAGATCGGGTAGGTTGGCTGGATGCTAAGTGCTGACATTTATTGGTTCTCCTGGTCGAATTGTCGCTCAAGGTTGCACTTGTGGCAATGCATTGAGGGCTTCATTTATCTTGGCCTTGGTACGCCCTTCTTGGCGCATTTTGATGATCTGACGTATGCCAGATGCCACCGGTAATGGTAGGCCAGTTAGTGCGCCTGTCGCGCCTGCTTCTGCCATTGCTGCTAGAAGTGTTCCTGCTGTGCCTGAGCTGTTCACCAGTGTGCCTGGTGGCACTGTAGTGACGTAGCGCACGACATCATCAAGGTCACGCACAACCTGTGCGTTTTTCTTTCCAAGTATGACATCGAGTCGGCCATTGGCATCAAGTGCTTGCACAGACTGGTGCAACTTAGCTGGTGAGATCAAAGGACGGTCTTGCGAGTCCATGCCCATGCCTTTAGTGGCCTCATCACGCAAATGGCGAACGGTGGCACCCTGCAACTCTTTAAAGGCTTGCTGGCCATCATTTCCGCTGGTCAAAAGAACACGCTTCAAAAACGTGATTTCCTCTGGCGATGAGTTCAGAATGGACTTTCGGAAAACTTGATCAGCTGCGACCTGTGGGTCTTCCATGCCTTTTCGGTTCTTGATAAGACGAGCAACAATGGCACGATTTTCAAACTTGCGTGCTTGTTCAAGGCGAATTTGACGAGCCTTTTTGTAGAGATCACCACCAAGGCCTTCTGTCTCAACATCAAATGCTCGTTTTAGGCTTCCACCGTGGAACTGATCTGCACCTTCAAACCCAGCACGCTGGAATGTCTGGCGCAGGCTTTCTGCCTGTCTCAATGTGATGGGCTGGGCCACGAGCCTACCATTTGCATCTGGGACTGCTGCACCGATAGCAATGGCCTTCTGTTGTGCTGCTTTGAGTATCGGGGCCAAGTCGCCCTCTGGGATGTTCTCATTGATGTAGTCCACCACAGTGCTGAGGGTGACGTTGTTCTCCAACTCGCCAGCTTTTTCGGCTGCTTTATAAGCTGCACGAGTTCTGTTCTTGGCAGCGGTCAGGCCTTCAGTCAGGGATTTGACGACTGCACCTCCTGTGCTTGACAAGTCCATGAGCTGGGCATCTGTCATGTCGACCAATGCGTCAAAGTTCTGCAAGGCTTGCAGGTTGTTTTCCTCAGCACGTTGGCGTAGTGGTCCACCAAGATCGCTTTTGATCTGTTCTTTCTCAAAGGCCAATTGCTGGGCATCTCTGGTGGCCGCGCCTTTGGTAAGGGTGACTGGAACTGGCAAGGTTTCAGCAGTAGTTGTTCGACGCAAAGCCTCTGGTGTAGCTGCTGCACCTGCTGAAACACGCGCACCGGCTTGTGCTGGTGCTGGTGCTACTTCCATGCCAAGAGTCTCACGAACGGCTGTTGTGGCCGCCTGTACTGGTTTGGCAATGGCTTGACCTATTGCGGTAGCTGCACGACGACCTGCTGCGCCTGCGATCTGACCTGCTGCGCCAAGGGTTGGAGCTGCTGTGCGTGCAGCTTGCATAACAGCGCCTGGAGCTGCGATTGCAGGCAGGACTGGTGGCAAGACATTGGCTAATACTTGACCAACAGCCTGCACCTGCTCTTGGCCAGTTTGGGTGCGTGGCTGATAGGTAAGCGCTTGTGCTCCTTCGGATGCGGCCTTCTCGACCGCACGCATGGCTTCTGGTGTGCCAAAGTTCCCTGACAAAATTTGTTGAGACAATCCTTGCAGAGTTCCAGCCAATGTTCCAAGCGTTCCACCAACTGCACCAGTTCCTAATGTCAAGGCTGTTTCGCCAGCACCAACAATTTGTTGACCAATGCTAGGCTGTGCTGGTGGTGGTGCAATTTGTTGTTGAGTGACTGCTGTAGTTTCTTCTGCCTTGGCAAGCTGATAGGCCTGTGCCACGGTGTCGAACTCAGGCGTTCCGCGTTTTGCGGAATTCTTGACGATCCAAGCTGCGTATTCGTCTGCTGTTGCCATTTATTGACCTCCGCGCAGGATTGCGTCAGCCTGTGAGCGAATATTTGCTGGCGCTGCCGCAGCTGCTGCCGCAGGCACTTGTGCTTGGTTGGTTGGAATTTGAGAAACAAGTTGCTGGCGTCTGTCTTCTGCAATCTGCTCTGGTGAGCGATATTTTTTCGATACATCTCCAATGATGCGCTGTGAAAAGTCATTGAATGTCTCACCAGGCTTGGTCGCATAGTCGCCAGCAACAAATGTGTTCTTGGCACGTGTGAGCGTTCCGTTGTTCTGAGCAAGCCAGTCTGTCTTGGCATTGTTGATGGATGCGTCAACATCTTGCAATTTGGCCATGCCACGCAAGAAGCTGGACAAGTCACCAGCAGATGCATTATCGCTTGGGAAGCCTTTCAGGGCCATTGCAATGTCTTTATCTGTGGCTGGGCCTGGTGGCAAAGACTTGATGGCCGCAGTGTTTCGAAGGCGTGTGTATTCTTGACGCAGTTGCGTCATACCGCCTTGGAAACCTGCACCCTTTTTCAAGAAGTCTGATGCGCTAGAGAACACTCCATAACCACCACCAGCCTCATCAAGGCGCTTTGCCAAGTCATTGAACTGTCCGGCTGATTGCTTGGATGTTGCTGCCAATACTGCTGATTCGTTGATTAGTTTGCGCGTGTCTGCTGGAATGTCGGTCAGATTTTTCTGAATGTCGGACATTTTTGCAGCAACATCTGCCGCTGTCTTTTGAGTGTCAAGATTCAAACGTGCAGAACGATCACCAATTTGGCTGCGCAGATTGTTGATGTCCCAGTTGATCTTGTTTAATCCTGCAATTTCGACTTGCTCTGCATATTTCGCTTGCACTTTTGCTTTGTTGGCATCCGCAGTTGCTTTAGCTGCATCAGCTGCTGCTTTTTCTGCTGCGTTAGCAGCTGTGGCTTGAGCTGATGTTGCATCTGCAACGGCTTTATCGGCTGCTGCAATGGCTTGGGTTAACTCTGCTGGTGCTTTGGCTTCTGATCGAATAGTTGACAATGCTTTATCAACATTAGCGAGTAAATCTTTACCACCAGGAAGAACGGCAGTCATCACTCCAATTGTTGCTTGAGCACCAGCTGGATTAAGTTCAATCAACTGTAAGGAATTTTCAGTTGCTTTAGCATCCTGTTCACGTCCAGCATTTCTATATGCAGTTGCCTGTTCTTTAAGTATGTTTTTTGCAATGTCAATCTGACCAGACTTTACTGCTGAATAAACTTGAGCTGCATTTCGAAGTGAACTTTGTTGTTGATCTGCTGTAAGCATTTCGAAAGATTTGCGAACATTCTCAGCTTGATCTTTTGGTAAGAATGCAGAGGCTTCCGCATAGTCTGTAGCTGTTGCATTTGGATTTTTAAACAAAGCTGATAGTTTTGTTTGTGCTGCCATTGCACGCTCACGTGCCTGTGCTTGTGCCTGTGCTTCTGCACCAGCTGCACCGAGTTTGAAGCCACCTAGTGCGGCCTCAAATGGGCTTTGCACTTCAACTGCATAGTTGATTGGTGCTTGGAATGGGTTAATTGCCATATTGTTTTCCTTTTAGAACCCAAAACCAACGCCAGCCTTACCGCCTGCGCCATACTGAAAACCAAGCATTTGAGCAGGAAGATTGAAAAGCTGGCCATAAGCCTTGGCTTGGCCAAGTTCGCCACCAGCCAAAGCCGAACCTTGCTGAGACAGCAAGTTTGCCACATTTGTGCCTGTCTCCATGCCAGCAGCTCCAACACCGGCAGCAGAGCGCTGGCCTAGTTGTGTCATGCCGCCCAAGCGACCATATTGCTGTTCGATGAGGCTAGAAAGGAGCTGTGGCCGGAACTGAGCCAGTGCGCCTTGGATATTGCCACCACGTAGTCCGCCAGTGGCCGATGCACGCTGAAGCAATGCCTCTTCACCTTGACCAGCAAGTGCTTGGAATGTTTCACCGCCTGTGATTCGCTCGATGGCCGCACGTTCTGCCTCTGGTCCTTTTAGACCAAGGAATGCTTGCTGTGCTTCGAGTGCTGGAAGGCCTGCTTCTGTGTAGGGCTTGAGTAATGCTTGCAGTGCATCAAACTGTCGACGCTGTTCTTCAATGCCTTGTTGCGCTGCACCTGCTTGGATACCTGCGGCTTCACCAGCTGCGCTGGCTTGCATTGAACTTCCGACGAGTTGGGTTCCACCAACAACTAGGGCTGTGACTGGATCAGGCATTGCCGAACTCCTTCATGTAGTCTTCAAATTTCTCGCCATATAACTCCATGACAAGATGAGCATTCTTTGTAGCAAAGCCTGGGCCATGCGTGAGCGAGACGGCCATTAAAATCAGGTCGTAGTAGCCTGCACGCCAGACGAATGATCTGGCATCGGCATTACCAGCACGCTCGGCATGGTCGGAGGCTTGCCACTTCATGATTGCTGTTGCCAGCAAAGGCACGAGATGATGGCTGTTTGTGATAAAAAATTGGTTTTGATGCATTCCAACCAGAGTGTTCCAGATGGTTGCATTCAGGTCTTTGCGCTCAACCGTATCGCCATCGGCAATATCGTCAAACACCTGAATGGCATCGTAAACCATGACAAGCCATTCCACGACTGGCGCAGGCAGCATGAAAACCCTTTGCAGGTTCTCCTTGAGCCATTCGATACCAATCATGTGCAACTCCTGTTAAGGGTGAGCTGCTGGTGGCCCGATAGACTCAGCGGCTCTATTTTCCCACATTTTGGCATTTGGTCAATCTTCCATTTCAAATTCACGTTCTTCCCATGCTTGACAGACGCGCAAGTCATGGCAGATGAACTCGAATTTGGTGCAGTAACCACGGAAACCGGCATCAGTATCCCAGTCATTACGAGGAATGCGCTCCATTTTTGCCTGTGTCATGGTGCTGTTGTCGTAGTACTCGCAGTTCGAGCAACGACGACGACGAGCCTCTTTTTCGTCCACTTGCATGGCTTTGCCAAGAGCCAGCCAATAAGTTTTGTTGGCCGTTGGCTCGTTGCTTGGATTCTCAGGGCCAAGCATCCAGTCGTCGATGGCGATCTGGGTGTTCTTCTTGTTTTCGGCTGTGCTGATGAATTCTTCCTCCATTGGCAAGCCCATAAAGCCCTTGGGCATCATCATGAATTTGTCCATGCTGTTCTCCTTGATTAAGTGATTTCGCGGCCAGATGCGCGGATGGTTAGCGAGGTGGCTGCGCTGGCAATGGTGCTGATGAAGCTGCCAGACTCAAGCGCTTGGCCAACCAGCTCGGGGCAGGTATACGTCTCATCAGGTGCGATGGCGCGTGTGTCCATGATCAGGTTTGATGCGCCAGCACTGCCACCACTTGTCACCAAGTTAACGCTGATTGTCACATTTCCTGCGCTGGTGTTGGTGATCGTGAACTTGTCAATGATCGCCTTACAGTTTGTCGCTGTGTACTGCGTGGTCTGAGAGTTTTCAGCCTGCTTTGGTGGGATAAGCACCTTGATTGATACGGTCATTTCATTCTCCTTATGTGGCTTCGCCACCGCTTGCGATGATGGTCAGGCCAGCAGATGCCGCCTGAATCTGGATTGTGTCACCTGCGTTCAGCACCTCAATGCCGTTATATTGCAAAGTGTTGTTACCTGGTACTGGCACATCGTAAAGGAATGCATTTCCAGTGCCTGCCGATCCTGCGGATGGGACCAAGAACACGCGCACATTGATGGCCGCTGCCGTGGTGTTGGCAATGCTGAACTCTTTGAGCAGCGTGCGAGTACTGGCCGGTACGGTGTACAGCGTGGTCACGCCAGTGGTGATGGCTGCTTGACCAAGTTTTGTGGGTGTGATTACATCGAAAGCCATGTGAGCACCAAGTTAGATTTGACAGAAGCTGGAAGGCTTGAGGCTGGCACTGGGCCATTTTCCCAACGTAATTGGACTCCATCGTAAACGAGGACATCCCCATTTGCCGGTGTTGGTGCATAAACGTCAGAGAGTTGGCTGACCAATGGCTCGGCCTGAACTCTGACAAAAACTGAGCCAGACCCTGCTGTGGCTGCATTGACTACCGCAGCCACAACGATGTGAGGTAGTGGAGCTGTTGGCTGTGTTTTTGTCAATCCACCAGCAAATGATGGGTTGTAGTACAAAATGTCACCGTCTGCCCAGACCTCACCATAAGGGCTGCCTGTGGTGTTGAAGCCTCGCACCAGACCGAAGCTGGAGACTAGACCGAATCCATTGAGTGCAATGGCTTCTGCGGCCACGCCCATGATGAGCTGGCCATTTGTCACGCCAGTCGAAGGCTTGCCTTTGAGCACGCCAGACGCACCAACTGAGCCATCAAACATCACCAGTTCGCCTTTGGCAATGGCTGCCGAGGCTTTGATGTAGTAATACTGCGCCTCACCAATGGATTGATTGACATCTGGTGTCATATCCAAATTGAGTGTGTATCCACCATTCCAATGCAGTCTGCCAACCTTGTTAACAGGATAAGGAGCATTGCTGTTGAAATCAATGTAATCGGTGGCCACCGAGTTGTTGTTTTCGATGACTGGTGCAGTTGCCACTAAGTCTAAGACTTGAGCAAGCCTGCTGATCTGCGCCAGTGCCTCGTTTGCTGTGGCCGCTGCTGTGTCTGCTTGATACTCGAAGTCTGTTCCGACAATCACCTGCAACTCATCCACGACAGAAAATAGTAGTTCAAACTGCCTGATCTGTTGCTGATCAGTCAAAAATGCCGCGAGCTGATCTCGCGTCAGGTTGAGTCTTCTGGATGTTGGTGCGGTTGCCATCAGTACACCAATGCCTCGATCTGGGCTTCTAGCCGAACAAATGACACATGGGCATCGCTGTCACCACGGAAGCGCTGGATGCGCCAGTTGCGCATGTGGCCTTGTTGAAACCATGCTAGGCGCTTTGCTGTGTTGCCTGTGGTGCCAACTGAGATGCTGCGATCTTGACTCCATGACTTGCCATCAATGCTGTAGCTGGTGCTAATCTGTGGGTTTTTCCCAATGGCCACGCTTCCGGTCAAACTGACCAGTTCTAGCTCGTTGAAGATCGCGCCATTGCTCTCGTTGTAGACAATGAGTGTTCCAAATTCCCATCGCACTTGCTGACCCCAATGGTGGCCTGTGTTTTGCACAAAGTAACCAATGGCACTGGATTGTGGATCGCCAACCAACCATTTGTCGTAGCACCAGACCATGTTGCGTGCACGATACTGAGAAAAGTCAACCACGCTGGTGGTCAGCGTAAACCAGACCGGCTCACCCAATGCCTCAGATGCTGATGCGTCATAGACGATTGTGCGATCTGGCAAGTGGACATAAAGATGCTGATGATTCTTGTCGTTGCGTGCTTCCAACTTGGATGTGGACAACTGTGCTTCTGTGTAGGTCAGCAATAAATTATCAATTTCCTGAGTGCTGAGTTTTTGTGTAGTTGCTGCTGCGCCAATGTAAATGGATGGCGCTTCATTACGGCCTCCGCCCATGAATGCAATACGCTCAAGATAGACGCAACATGCAAACGTGCCAATTACACCTTTTTGGATTTGTGCGCCATCAATACGTGCGAATGGAAAAAGTTCTCCACCAACGTTGTCGAACACCTCAATGGTGTTGCTGTTGAGTGCGTAGACCTCATTGCGCAGTTTTAGCAGTGCCACCACAGGATCAGGGTCAACTTCTGAGCTGCCATATTTCAATGGATTGACAGCCAGAGGATTGGACAGCTCTGTGACGATCAAAAACTCGCCATCGGTTGTCATGAAGTAACCGTCTACCCAGCAAAAATCAAGCACCACACCAAGGTCTGGATCGGTGTTCTGAGTGAGTGTGCTGGTTGATGGATTCCAGAAGTACAAACGACCACCGGATGCAATGCCCAGCAGATCGAAACTGTAGTCAAATGTCACCAGCTCGTTTGTTGGCCCACCAACATCGCCCAAAGTTGTGACTGTGCCATTGCTGGATACAGTCACGAGTTTTGTGCCCATGACTCGATAGCAGATACCGTTCCAGTTAATGCCGCCACGGTCAATGCCTGGTCCTGTGCCGTTGGCCACAATGCCATCGCCTGGACGCAGGAATCCATTGCTGATGCCAGACTGCTTTGGCACTGGCATCATGTTCACAGGATAGGCTGTGCGCAACTCTGGTGTGTTGTCAGCGTAGATGCCGTTTAGGATTGGAATTTGCATGGCTTACCACTTCACGCGATTACTCCAGTACGCTGCGCTCATCTTGCCCTTGGCAATGTTCTCAGCATGTCTGGCTTTGAATGATTCTCGACGAGTTTTGTCTGCTTTTGACTCGCCTTCCTTCTTTGGAGACCCAGACACGCCTTGTTGACCAAAGCGAATTGTCTTCACTTGGTCGCCTGCCTTGGCCACGACAACGTGGCTTTTGGTCGGATGCGATGGTGTGCGCTTAGGCTTGTTGTAGCCTTCCACACCAACGCGAGCGAGTCTTGAGTCTTTGGTGGCCATGATTATGCGACTCGATACCAGCTGTTTGTGGCTTGATAGAAGCGCATTGTGAAGAAGGCATTGGCTGCCAATGTCGTTGGTGCACCGAATGCATTGGCCGCGCCATTGACCGCCAGTGTGAAGCTGGTGATGATCTGAGTGGTGGTGATAAGCACCTGAGTGCCGTCTGGCACGCCAGTGTTCAATGGCAGCGTCACTGTGCCTGCGGCCAGAGTGCCAGCAGGCTGAATGATCATCCATTGCTGTTCGCTGGTTGGTGTTGGAACTGTGATGTTGAAGCCAGTACTCGGTGTGTAGAGATTGGTGGCCACGGTAGGTGCAGCAAATGTCTGTTGGAAGTATTGCAACAGTTGCGTGATTGAAACCTTGCGAGCATCGCCATTGTTTGAGACGTAAACCGGAAGCAGATCACCGCCAGATACTTGGCTGATGCCTGATAGTTGATTGATGGTTGGCATGATTGTGTTTCCTCAGTTGAATTCTAGTGGGCCATCTTGACCTGCCAAGACTGGATCGACTGGCGGACGGATGAAAGGATTGTCGTATACGCGCCAAGGCTTGTTGCCTGCGCCTGCTGGCATTGTGCTTGGCAGTTGTTGTTCCATTGGCATGGCCGCACGCGACAGCAATGTGTTGTATGACTCTTTAGCCGTGGCCTTGGTGTCTGGCATGACCTGCTTGCCGTAACTTGGTGCCAGCTTGATGGCCAAGTTTGTGTAGATGGCCTCGTTCGAGCTGTCAGGCACGTTGGTCTGCTCATCCAGATCACTGTCTTGTGGACTTGATGGCAGTGGATAGCCCAAGCGAATGCCAAAGGCATTCCATGCAGCAATCATCGTGTCGAGTCTGCGAAGGGCAGACTGCAACTGCTCTGGAGTCAGATCAAAGACGTAGGAGGCAAGGCCAATTTCCTCAAAGGCCTGTGCGACGAATTGGCGCTTGGTCCATCCCATGTCATTCTCCTGTGTTCTCAGACAATCTATCTTGGATCAATTGTCCCAGTTTTTTGTCTTTTGTGCGACCATCAAAACGAATTCCGAGTTCAGTGGCCTTGGTCTCTAGTTCTTCTCGCGTTGGCGCTGAGTCATCGACTGGCTCAATGTCCAATACTTCTTGAGCTTGAGCTTGAGCTTGAGCTTCTGCTGCGGCAGCTTGCTCGGCCAGCAGTCGGTGGTTGATCCCATCAATTGGCTTTGATGGCTTGCGAACCTTGACTGGTTTCTTGTTCTTACGGTATTTTGGAACGAGGATGTTATCTTGCATCACTTGGCCTTCTTTTTCATTGGCTTGGCAGTCTTGGCGGCTGCTTTGAACGCTGCGGCAGTAGGTGCGCCCTTTGTGCCAGGCTTGCGCATGCGCTCAGGGGTTTTGCCTGCGGCCTTCTGGTCTGCAATGCGCTCACGCTTTGCGTGAATGTTTGCGTATAGACCGGCCTTCATTTCATGGCTTTCTTTGGCGCTTTGCTGGGCTTGCCTGCTGCCTTGGCTGCTTTGGTGGCAACGTTCAAAGCAATGGCCACAGCCTGCTTCATTGGCTTGCCTGCTTTTTTCTCGGCTTTGATGTTCTTGCCGATGGATTTGCTTGAATAACCTTTGGTCAATGGCATGGTGATCTCCTATTGGAAAAAGGGGGGCCGAAGCCCCCCAGTCTTTTGGCCAGATTACTGGTTGAACAACAAGATGCCGGACATCTCGGGGTTCTTGTTTACCACACCGAACAATGTGTCCATGCGGTACTTGATGGTCATGCTATCGATGTCATAGAACTTCTGCAAGACCAACTCAATACCTTGATCGGTAGATGCACGCAAAACTGCGACACCAGCGTCAGAAGGCACTGCGTAACGGCCAGGCAAGATTTCCAAGGAATCACGCTGCCAGAACACGTTGACAGAAGCTGCGTTCACGTTCAAGAAGGTGATGGCGGCTGTGTTGGATGGTGCAGACACTTCCACGTTCTTGTATTGCAACTGAGCATCAGTGGCAACGCTTTGAGCACCAATGATCGGGGGAGTGATCACCATTGTGGTGCTGTTGGTCACGCTCACGACACGGAATGTCTTGAGTTGGCCAGTGCTTTGCTTGGTGATGTGGTGCACAGCGTACACGCCACCGATTGTGAATGCATCGCCAGCGGCCACGTTGGTGGTCGAGGAGACAGTCACGGTCTGGAAGCGGTTGTCCACGTTGATCTGGCCGCCCACTGCTGTGGAAGTGGCTTGAGGAGCGTAGTTGGCTTGTGTGCCTGCACCGCTTGTGTCGATGGTGATTGAGCCACCACCAGCAGCAGCTGCTTGACGGTTTGCGTAGTCCATCTTGTAGGTGTCGAAACCTGCAACCATGCCAACATAGCTGCGCTCATAAGCCTTGTCAGACTTTTGATTGCCAAAGCTGCGAGCAGTGCCGACCAAGTTGCCAGCCAAACCGTTGTAGTCACGGCTAGACAAAGCCAAGAAACGGTCATAGTCAGGCACGCCTTGCTCATTCATGATGGCATCGCACAAAGCGACATCGTCATAGTCACCAGCAGCAGCAGCGATAGGCACAACCAAAGAACCCAAGCCAGCGGCAGAGTTCATGATGGCGATGTTGATGTCGCTGGCCAGCTTTTGCTTGGCAGACTCACCCAAACGGCCTTCTTGCAAAGCATCGCGCAATTCGAGGGTAGTCATTTCCCAAGGCACTGTCTTGCTGAAGCCCAAAGTGGCAGGAACTGCCAACTGAGTCATGCCCTGATAGCCAGAGATTGGCGTGCCAGGAGTGCTGTTGATGGATTGAGCGATGTAGGGTTGGGGACGCCAGATGGTGTTGTTGGCGCGTTCCATCATTGTCTGATCTGTGTTGTAGATGTTGACATGACGAGACAAAACCAGCGCGTCTTGGAAGCCTTCGAGGAGGTCTTCAAACGCAA